AAACCTCGTGCCTTACCAAATCCGTTAGTATTCCACCCACAGGATATAGCTATCCCCCCCCCAGGGATTATCTTTTCGCAAATGGCTGATTTAACTTTCTCATAAAAACCCATGCGCCCCGTATGTATGCCTCTTGGTTTTCCTAAAGATATATAGTGCTCTTTTATTTGAGTAAAGCTATACGGTGGATCAAATAATACCCCCTTATATTTTCCTTGGAGTGCTTTAGCAAAATCAATAGCTTCCATACAATACCTAGCTTTTCTCTCTGGGTTGTGGTCGTTGGTTATTTCGGCCAGAGAGGATTTCCCGGCGAATGGATCAATCCAACCCTTACCATCACCAATATATTTCTTAATTAGATTATTAATGGGGTAGATGCTAAATGTCCATGCACAAGGCATAGCCCACACTCGATTAAAAATTATATTTTCTTCCTCGTATTTTCCTTTGTATAGTATGACACTCATACGTTTGCTATCTCCTCAATAAATACAACTGTCCCTTCCTTGCCCTTAGTAAACTTAACCTTTATCTCCGTAATCCACTCCGAATCGTCCCTGAATAAAAACGTTTTCTTTAAAGCATCCGTGATCAGTTTAGTCCCGCCAATGTAGTTATCCACATCTCGCATGCGCTTCTCCGGAAAGCTTAATACATAAAGGAGCCGCACCGGCCGGATAAACGTAACGCGCCCGCATTGCAACCATTCCGCAGATACTTGATCATCAAATGCCTTCTGTAAACTATACCGCTTAGTCCAATGTACATGAAGCATCTCATTTAATGAAGGTGGTAACCGGGTAATAGCGAAATTAATAGTGGTTGCCATCTCTCTCCTTAACGGTCTCACCTTTTTCAAAAAACTTAATATCTTCAACGCATACCAATGTACGTTGCTGCTTCTGTCCTTCTTTATCTTCCCAGTTCTCCTGGCGTAGACGGCCCTTAATAAAGCAACCAGATCCTTTATGAAGTCGCTCATTGCATAACTCCGCAATCTTGCCGAATGCCACTACCCGGACAAAGCATTTCTCATCTTTTAACCCAGCGGTAGATCGATATTTCCGGTTAACCGCTACAGTGAAGTGCACAACCGCGTTACCGGTCGTGATCTGTTTAAACTCCACATCTGCGGTTAGGTTGCCGCTGACAGCAACTACGTTAACATCCACGTTTATCCTCCTATCTCTTCTGCCTTGGCGATAGCTTTGGCTAATCTTTCTATGCTTATTGTTATATTCCCTGGTTCATAATTAATACCCATTAAAGTTTTTAGAGCATAATTACATACCTCCAACAACTCTGGCGCAACAGCGATAAGGCGAGCGTTGGCTTTATGCATTTCCCAGCATTCTGGTAAAACTACTGGATCGCGCTTAGCTGTGACAAGTAAACAATCTACTCCGTTTATTGAATATCCGTTTTGGGTAATGTGAGCCTTCCACGGTCCTGGCGTATGGCTCATATTCCCCCCGTTGTATGTTTTGCTTTTAATAACTCTGGGTTTTCATGGGTATTCCCAATAACTTCTACTGCTTTTTCATCTAAGCTTATTCTCATATACATAATAAAAATATTGCCATAACTATCCTTGATTATATCCTCTTCATAAATCTCTTTTTCGTTTCTGTCTTTAAAACTTGTGAATTGCGATTCTGTTCCAGATATTACTTGAAACCTGCCCTCATCATTTATAATAAAACATGCGCCTTTTTCAATTATAAAATAACCATAAATCCAGCATCTTGGTAAGTTTGCATTCCTTGCCCTAAACTTAATTTCTCTCATCTCTCTCCTCCCATTATAAACTTACCAATCCCTTTAATAATTTACTCCGAAGCTTAAAGCTGTTTGCCCATTTCAGATGTCCGATATACGAAGCAATTGTATCTTGAAACTTCTTCCAATCTTTTACCTTAGACTGCTTGAAAGCTTTGATTTGTGTTTTTAAGTTATTAACTACCCTCCGGCGCACAAGAATATAGTTATGCCGGATAACATAACCTAAGAAGTCTATGCCGTTTGATACCGGCAAAAGCTTCCTGCGAATAGGGTGAAGCGCAATGCTTAGCCTCTCTCGAACAAACCTGTCTATTGCCCCTTGCCAATAAACAAGTTCGTCTTTGTTTTGACTCAACAAAACAAAATCATCTACATACCGGATAAAATGCCGGCACTTGAGCGTGTGCTTTACGAATTGGTCAAGCTCGTTTAAATAGATGTTAGCGAAAACTTGGCTGGTAAGATTGCCTATTGGCAGTCCGCGCTTATTCTCTTTACCGAAAAGGCTTTTATTAGCCGGGATGTGCTTTATGGCTGCATTACTGCCTCTCAAGATATACGATTTTGTACAATCCCAAAAAAGAACTACCCGTGTAAGCCAAAGGATATCCGAGTTGCGGACTTTACGCTGAATTATTGTAAACAATAATTCTTTGTCTATGCTGGTAAAGAAATCCTTGATGTCTAGTTGCAAGAAATATGCGCGGGTCCGGCCATTGTTGGTGATCCTCCGTAAGAATGTCTGTAATCGCAAAGCGGCTTTATGTGTTCCCTTGCCAATCCGACAGGCATACGAATCATGTATAAAGATTGGCTCCCAGATCTTCTCTAACTGCTGTATGAGTAGATGATGGACAACGCGATCGCGGAAGTCTGCCGCGAATATTTCCCGAAGCTTTGGTTTTTGGGTAGTGAATAGAATTGAGCGCGAAGGGTGATAGGATTTGCTTTTAAGCTCTTTCTCAAGACGTAATATATTCTCTTCCGCTTCAATCTCAAACTTAAGCGCGTTTATGGTACTACTCTTATTCTTTCGGCAAGAAAGATACGCCCGGTAGATATCCGGGAAGGAGAAGATGTCTTGTTTGGAGCCTCTGGCTGGAACGAACGGGACGCACATAATACTTGTTGTCCTTATTGTTGTTGTTCACGTTGCCGTTGTTGAAGTCCACGCACCACACGTTGGACGGATAACCAGCAACCGATTACTCACTCACTTGTTTGCCCTGTTGGGGCCTCCGAAAGCCGATCCTTGCTGCCAAGGTACGGCTTCCTGTACTCTTATACCTCTTGGGTGGAATGAGCGCCCAGTGACTCAATACAAGCTCGCTTCCTCAAGGTTTCTGGCTTGAGGAGTTCTGGCACTTTAACCACCCTTCGCACTGCTTTGCCACTTCGACTGTTTTCTTGGTGGCAAATTCAAAACTATGCAAAGAACGAAACGTTTTTATTTCTTTAGCGATGCGGATTAAGATTTTTAGTTCTTCTAACCTCCGCACTGTCATTTCAAGATACATCTTACGATCTGATTTTTTGTTTGCTTTGATGATCAGCATAAGAATACTCCGGCATTTATTGCGCAGCTCTGTGCCGATCGTGTATTTATGGTACCTCTCGAAGTGCCGGACTATCGTTTCAAAGTACACAGTCAGGTCTAGCGCTTGCTTATATACCGGGAGATTCTCGTATGCTGCATTCATGCTTTGCCTCTTAAATTGTCAAAAAATCAAATCACTGGCTGGAACGAACGGGACGCACATCATACTTGTAGCCCTTATTGAGGCCGTTCACGTCGCCGTAGTAGAAGTCCACGCACCACACGCGGGACGGAAAACCAGCAACCGGGGTGTTGGATAAATACCAGTCATCAGTCTTTAATCCTAACACCTCCGCTTCCGGTATTATTGCCGGCTTACACCTAGACCGGTCAATAATAGAATCCAACTCCGCAATCGAAGCCGGACGCCACCCATCCCCTAATTTCTTACAAGCTTCTGCTGCATCTTCGGTATTCATCTTGCTTGGCAAATCTTCCTTGGCCCAAACGATAGGGAATTTCTTGTCTACAAGGTTACCATCAAAATTCCAAACTAATCGCTGATTCTCAAACGGTTTAACAAGAGCAACTCCAGCAGATAAATGCTTAAGGATTTCTTTAAACAGATCCCTCATCTCCTGCACTACGCTTAAAACTGTGTCTTTGTTCTTCATCTCTTTAATCCTCCGTATTAGATCGTAGCCAAAACCTCTTCGACTTTTGCGACGAAATCTTTCTTATGGATATTCCAGGCTGCGTGAATGTGCGCGACGAAATCGTTTGTCTCCGCACCGGTTGGCTGAACTGCTACTTTTGACTTGGATTTCTTTGCGAGATATTTATCATTTGCAACCTTACGCCTTGCTCCCTCAGCTGATGCCACGCCCTGGCCTTTCCGGCCGTGGATAATATAATTTAACGTGGGTGATTTTATATCAATATGATATGTTGTTTTGAAAAAATCAATAATCTCGCAGGGTCTTTTGCCATCCTTAGCCATTGACCTGCATTGCTCTTTATGCGCATCTGTTAACTTTGCCATCTTACTCCTCCTTTAGTTCTGCCAAACTGCCGGCAGCAACAAAACTAATTCTTATTTACCTTGCTTTCGATATACGCTATTACTTTGCCTACTGTGTCCAGCTGTTCCGCGTCTTCATCCGGGATCTCGATGTTGAATGCCTCTTCGATCGACATGGTAAGCTCGACCAAATCCAAGGAATCCGCGCCTAAATCATCCTTAAAAGATGACTCATTTTTAATATCCTCCGGCTTAACTCCGAAGGTTTCTGCTATCATTTGCTTTAATTTTTCCGCTACCATCTTACTCCTCCCAATCTGGCTATTTTTGTGTATGTTACTGTGTGCATAACGTATTTATGCACACAGTAACACTATAACTTTAATTATCCCAATAGGTTATAAAGCGCAGTATTTCGTCAACATTAACCTTTGTATTTCTTGTGAAATACTCAAGCGCCTTTTTCTTAGTCTCAAAAATCTCCTTCTTTAAGCCATAGGCAACGATCGCACCCTCCCGCGCATCTCCGTAAGTTTGATTCAGCGTATCCACAAGAATCATAACCATAAAGCTTCGATCGGTCTTTCCGGCAGCGGCTTTGGCTTTATACTTCTCGACTTTCTTTTTAAATTCCTCTACCTCCGCTTGTTCCTTTGCATCCCGGGCCTCTTTTTCTTTGCGCTCGAAACATTCCTTATCCAGACAAATTTCTTTGCTGACGCTTTTACCGGAATAGTCTTTGACCATACCGACTTTACGTTTGTCACATTTGGCGCAGGTCTTTTTATTGAACCCACAGTGATCAAAGGTTTTGGTGTCTTTAGGGAGATCCTCTTCTTTTACGACTTTACCGGATTTCACTTTCTCCCGGACGCGCTCCGCCTCCGCACGGTGTACTGTAGATTGTTTCTCTGCCCAACACTCCGGCTTAAGGCACAGCTTCTTGCCTTTGTCATAAGTCAGGTCGACTACCTTGCTGGATGGGCATTTTTCACAAGCCTTAAGATCGAACTCCGGATGCTCTCCGTATCCCGACTTAGAGAGTGGTTTTGCATTTCGGGAGAGAATCCTGTCTACCATCGCGTCAAACTCTTTAACGGTAATTGATTCCGCTGTCTTAAAGTACTCTTTGAGTTGCTTGAAAACCTTATCAAGCAGGCTGTCGCATCCTTTGATGATTAGGATTGATTTGATATGCCCAGGCTGGAGTTTTCCCTCTTCCAAAAGCTTGAGGAAATCCGCGTGCAAATCCAAAAGGCTTAAGCGAGCTGCTATGTACGCCTGGCTTTTACCGATCTTCTGCGCTACTGCTTCCTGGGTGCATTTACATGCAGCCATAAGCGCCTTAAATGCCCGGCCCTCTTCTACGGGCGAGAGATCCGCGCGCTGGATGTTTTCTACAAGTTGGATCTCCATTGCTTCCTGATCAGATATGTTCTCCCGGACGTCTGCTTGGACGTAGGGTGTTTTGAGTTCCTGTAAAGCGCGCAACCGGCGCTCTCCGCAGATTAACTCAAATTGGTTGATGCCGGTCTTAAATGGCCTCACGATAAGCGCGTTTAGAAGGCCGCTCTTTTTGATGGACTCCACCAACTCTTTGTGCTTTTCTTCGTTGAAATTCTTCCGGGGGTTAAGTCCGGTAACTACTATTTGTGAAAGTTTAAGCTCTTTTATTTGCATCGTATTCCTCCTCAAGGTTAAATTGTCAAAAAATCAAATCACTGGCTGGAACGAACGGGACGCACATAATACTTGTTGCCCTCATCGACGTTGCGCACGGCGCCGTAGGAGAAGACCACGCACCACACGTGGGACGGATAACCAGCAACCGAGGTACTTGTTCTATACCAGGCTGACTTGGTGTTTTTAAAGATTGGGTTGATTGCCGGGCTACGCCTCTTAAGATCAACGATGGTTAATAACTCCGACCGGGACGGCTCGCGCCAATTATCGTGACCGGCGTACTTGATCCGGTTTAATTCCGCAATGGCTGCGGCAGTCTCAACATCATCCAGTTCCCGGTCGAATCCTTTGACTGCTAAGTGATCCTGTATCCATTGCAGTTTATTCTGCGTGTCTGTAACTGTGTTATCTTTATTCTCTTTGAATTGCGTTGCTTCTTTAACCTTTGCCATGCTTCCTCCTTTTGGTTACCGCTCCACTTAATATTTAGAAACTGTACTGAAACTTCCCCAGGCTAAAAAACCTCTCCTCTCTCACCTCCTTCATTTTTATTTGCTTTTTAATTTTGAGTTACATTCAAATTTTTTCCCGATGGTTAAGTTTGCTGTTTCAGGAGTTGCTACAGGTCCATTGGATCGGCATTTATTGCTGCACCCTTCACAGCCTCCGTGCTTCTCAAGTTTGATTTTGTAATATTCCCTCATGTTTTCTCCTTAAGCTGTTTTACCTATTCCGCTAGTTAACCTGGCCAAGTGATCCTTCCCTTCCTGAACCTCTGCGACTAATTCGCGCTCCGCCTCCGCAAAGGAACTGCCGTTGCTTCCCTTGTAGCGTTTGCGTAGATATTGATCAACCTTCCACCAAAGGGTTTGTGGTATTTCCTGCATAAGCTTTTTAATCATAGGCTTAGTTGCGATTTTCCCAAGGCGGTCTTCGAGCATTTTGTCGGTGATTATAAACTTAGCTGGGGCTGATCCAGATGATGATTCCGGCTTATTCCGGCTGAGCCAATTAACCGCGAAGCGTTTGATGTTCTTTTTTGCCTTCTCGGGGTTAGATACTAACCAAGCCTTCATTTTTTCAAACTCAGTAGTTAGATTAACCTTTGGATAAGCTGCTTGCAGGGTTTTAAACCATTTGGGATCTATGGAAAAAAAGAATTTTTCAATGGTGCTGGTGTAGTCTTTACTTTTACCTTTGTCTTGTCCTTTACCTTCTCCTTTACCTTCAGTAGGTACGCTGTCCTTACGGTGTTTGAACGGTGTACGAACGTCGTCCGTACACCGTATTATCGGTGTAAATACTTCGTTAAAACGTTGTTCCCACGCCGTAATTACGTCCTTAGATGGAGATGGATAAGTGGTCTGGTCTGAAAGGTTGCCGGTGAGTTTATTGAAGTTGCTTATTTTGGGGCAAAGGACGTATTCGATACCATCTACGTTGTAAATAATTATGAGTCCAGCATCATGCAACGCCCTTTTCATGCTGACGATTTTCTCTAAAGTAATGTTTGAATCATGCGGAAAGAAAGCATCCTTAAGGGTGCCACTGCCTCCGTCGAAAAATCCCAGATTATCCCGATGGGTAAGAAATCCAATCCACATCGGCCAGATCTGATACCCCTCTGTTTTTACGATTTCGGCTAAGGCTGTGTTTCTGTGTATTCTCCATGAGACTGGTCGAGTTTCACAATTCCTGGCTGGCATAACAATACCTCCTCTAAAAATCAAACAAACGTCAATTGACCGGTCGTCTCCGGCTTGAAAACAATTAAACTTGCTTTGTACTGCCGTTCTTCTAAAAATCTATTCCTTGCTTTTTTCTGGGCCCGAAAAGTTTTTAACATATCGAAGAGTTCGTCCTTGAAGGACTGAAGGTAGCTTTCTTCTTCCTGTACTGTCTCCGGAAGGTAGTAACCCGCGCGGGTTCGGGATAAGGTGTTGTTGACACGGTTGTTGCCTTTGCTTGAGCCGATCAGTACCCCTTCGATCCTAAGTTGCCTGATTACTCCGGCTACGGTGCGCCACTCCGTATGAAACTCTTGGGCGATGATCTTGCCTGTCTTGGCGTTCGCGGCGCCACGGCCGTAGAAGTTGAGGTATTCGTGGATCTGGGATTTTAAATCCGTCTCAGGCATTTGCCTCCTCCGTTTCTTGATCGTGCCGGCAGTATATGTAGGCGAATAGTAAAAGTGCGGGAATAAACGGAATCAATAATAAGCGGTAAGATATTTTCAATTTGCCTTTGCTAACCTGATGTAACCTAATAAATTCTTTGGTTTATTTTTATAAGTAATTCTTTTAACTTTAGAAGGAAATACTCCTATATTGCCTTCAATGGTAACGATGGCTGATCCGGACACCTTTTCTACTATCCCGACATGACCCGCGCCGTGGCCCCTGGAGAAGACGATTAGATCACCGGGTTTTGGGTTATGCACTTTCTTGCCCATACTTAGGTAATCTCTGGCCCTTAACGTATAAGGAC